CCCCCGCATCAAATTGTATCCTAACAATTTGTGATCAAAGATTGCAACGTTCCTAAGGACATCAGCTATGTTGAAAGAGAGGAGAACTGAATTACTCAAATCAGACAACGTAAAATTACCACCCGCATACAAATATGGTTTGGCAAGAAAATCTAGAATAGAATTCTGGTCAACAGTGGGAGGTCCAATAGATTGCACAGCAACTGTGGATCTAACTTCATTAGTAACTTGGTCGGCATTATCCACAAAAGTGGTAGTGCCGGACTGGCTGGTACCGATATTATTAACAGCGGTATCCAGGGTTTCCGAAGAGAAGGCATTCGGTCCTAAGTTTTTGTTTTCAGCAACTTTAATTTTAACGGCTAGATAGAAGTCAACACGTCATTACCGCGATCTCTTTGAGGATATTGGTGTTTATCCATGGGATCCTCGAGCTAAATAGCCCCCCATTTTAATTGCCCTAGCAATACACGCGATTTTCAAGATCAACTATAAACGCGGTAAGTTCACAGGGCAAAGTCACAACCTATTAGTTGTAAACGTTAAGACCTTGTTTAAGGTCCATAGCGCTCTCAAAGGTGTTTCCAAATGGGAAATAACCTAACAATCGAAAGGTGCTCGCGCAAATAACAGGGGCCAATTCACTAAACACCCTCCTACCATGCAATGACAGTTCGAAAAGCGTTGCTTCAATGCGCAACTTCATATCATCCTTGGGGGAGGAGGTCCTCTCCCAATTAAGAGTTTCTTTTATCACGGTCAAATCCAATGGGCAAAACCAGTAACCATCCGAGTAGAAAAAAGTTCTCTTAAGAAACGACACCTCGGTAAGTTTCCGGTTTGTAACGGTAACACCACTCTTTGACTCCTCGGTATACGTCATATGAAATTCTCGCTGTATCGCTTCTGCCAAAGTATTTTGCTCGAAGCCGGGTCTAAGGACTTTGGAAAAAGCTATTATATTATCGTCCCCGTATGTTTGGGGCCTCGATAGATCGAACAGCATCTGTATCGTGATATCCTCCGTTTTCCTCAAATTACTCCAAGCTGCCGCATATAACATCAATAAGTTGACCATAGAATTTAAATCAGCAGTAATGGGATTCCCAGAACACTGACTGCCATTAAATTCATATATAACCCCTTCATTGATATGAAGGGAATTAATTATATCCATATACAAAACACTTCTTATCGTGCGTTCCTCCGATGTGGAGTTCACATAATAAGTTTCGATAATGGGTAGGCAATGTAGCAAAACGACTGACTGGATCAAACAATCGTAAGATTTGTAATCTCCAGCAGTCATCTCGTACTCCCTCAATTCCTCGATATACTCCACAAGCGTACTCCACTCTGTATAAGGATCAATACCAACAGCTATCCCATTGTGGATTCGATTGGAGTTGATAAAGCGGATAAAATCCCCAAAATACATCTTAAATACAATAAGATAATCCATAGGGCAAGCCATGAATTGTCGAGCCGAGCCAGCTTTCACCTTTTCAATGGTCTTTCGCTCATCTTTCAAACAATCCATATAAACATGTTGTAATCTGATGTTATGCTTAGCTTTGTCTATAATATTCTCAACGCACTCAACCAATTCTGCATAGCCAGCCGCATTCTCATCTAATTGAGGAGTAGTCCCCAGCCAGTGCGACTTCCCAGGGGATTTGCTGGTAAGATTAAATGGGTAACCCGGCGAAGTCTTTCTACTCACAGGCTTACAGTGGTCTACCCCAACTATGCCATTCACGGCCTCTAAGAAGCTAAATACTCTAGGCTGCCAAGGTTGCGTCGCCGTATTACGCAATATGAGCGCGCTAACATAA